AGAATCATTATACCAATCTCTAGTATTCTTCATCAATGCTCTAATGGCATTGTTTAGATTGGATGGTAGCATCCCTTCTGCTACTGAAATACCATTTAAGTCTGTATTGTTAGCTTGTGTTGTTGAATAATCTTTTATACCTGCCATTTTAGTCTCCTATAAACCAAGCAAATGCTTTATTGTTTTCTTTATTTTTTTCATTAATAAGCGCATTTATAGCTTCCTCAATTTGTCTTTGAAAGAACTCTTGAGTTTCAAAACTATATCTTACATTATCTATATCAGTTTTATCTGTCATCTTAATCCTGCTTTTGATGCAATTAAATCAATTCCTTGTGCATGATTCCATGCAACACCACTAGGTGTTTTAACATTAATTTTAATATATCTTCCAGATTGTCTTACTGGATTAATACCAGATGTGTTCATACTTACACTACTAGATTCTGTTTCAGAGTCTGCAAGTTTATCTCTAGTTTTAATTGTAACTGTAGCTTCAGCATCTATTATAGGTCTAATAGATTGAACATTACTTCTAAATCCTGGATATAATTCTACTTCTGAAGTTTCAATTTCACCTTCATTATCAGTACCAGAAAAAATAGCTGCTTTGTAATCGTTATCAATAGCTCCTAAAAACAATTGTCCACCACTCCAAAAATCTGTGTCTAATGCAATATTAATTTGATCTAAGTTTTGAGATATAATATCCATTAACTCAACAGTATATGCACCTACAAACTGAGCAAATATAGTACTAGCACTAGCATTTGCTAAAGACCATTTTTGAGTTGCATAATTATAAATCAGGATTCTATCACATATACCAGTAGTATTGGAAGTATTATTTACACTAGGGTACAACCATAATGCTAACTGATTAAATGGATCTACAGCAGCGCAAATTCTGTCTAAATATGCTTTATTAACATTTAAATCAAAAAATCTATTAACTTTTTCTGCGCCAATTGAAATAACATTATCACCATTAATTTCAAAGAATCCATCATCAGCATAAAAGAATACACGTCTGTTATCTTGACATACTGTTCTTCCATATACAGCTCCTCTATTAGGAGATATTACTGAAAGTCTAAATACAGTAGCTCCACCAACATAGTCCATACGAATTATTTGGTTTTGTCTAAATACATATCCAATCTCTCCAGAAGTAATATGTACTATTTCACCACCTGATCCTGGAAGATCTTGTAAATCTGATTGCTTAGTACCACTTGCCCAAGTAGCAATATCATTAATACCTGACCATTGGATTCTATTTTGTGCATTAGTATGATTACCAGTAACTAAGAAATCTCTAATAACTCCTGATACTCTAAATGTTGGCAATGTTCCTGATGTAACAATAGATGAAAGATTAGCAAAGTTAGTAGATGTTCCCATTAAATAATATTGAGGTGCATCTATACCATTACTTGCTATAACATAATTACCAAACTGAGTAAAAGTCCAAAAGTCTGTATTGCTACCAGTTAAGGATCCTTTTCTTGATGTAAAGGTTCCACCATCTAATTGATAAATATCTGTGTTGTTAGCTACAAAGTTATATACGTTTCCTGAGTTATCTCTAAAAGAGCCTGCTCCTCTAGAGTCTGTGCTAATATTATTAGATGAATAGTCTACCAAAGAAGGAAATCTCTTATAAGAATTAAGAGCATAATAAACATTAGTTGCTACGTTAGCTCCTGGATTCATATGTTGTGGTTGATCAGGTAGCCATTCTCCAAAAGGTATTTGCATTATCTATTCCTATAAAATGATAAATCTGTTTGAACATCTGTTCTTTGTTTAACAGGTGCACCACCATATGAATCTTGTCTATCATTATTTTCACATCTTTCTAATGCAGCTTGATACATTCCTAACCAGTTTTGTGCTTGATTAGGTTCTATTCCACCAAGAAAGTTTGATGCATGATATAAAGATCCATATAAATAAATAGCTGGATGATTATTTAAAATATAATTTGATGTATTAGAATCACTAAGAGCTGTGATATTTTTATAGTATGATAAGTAACCAGTATAGCTAGTATCAGGACTAGGGCCAAATCGGAATTGTTCAGTTGCATTATCTGCCTCTATTGTATAAGATCTAGGTCTACCAGTTCTTGATCCACCTCTAATTTCAAACATATTGCTTGGTGTAATATATTCTAAAGGATATTTAGTGCTTGATACAAGCAAATAAAAAGATCTAACTGCAATAAATCCAGATGGTACTGTTACTGTTTCAGCATTGATTGTTATAGAATCAATCTGTTCCATTTGTCTTATTCTTAACTTAGCATTAAAATCAGCTTCAGTTAACTTAATAAAATCACCAGATATTTCTGATGTAAGATCTGATCTATTAAGCCAATTAGCTATAGATGTTTTTAATTCTGCGTATGTTGAAATAGCCATTATAAATTTCCTGATGCTGTTCTAAAATATCTAAACTCACTAGAGTTTAGTTTTCTTCTCATTATTTGTCTTTGAATATCTTTTGGTAATCCAAACCAATTGTTACTACCATTATACTCTTTAGCCCAGATCTGCAAAACTAATGGAGGAATACTAGCTACTCGTTTCATTTCTTTCGCTTTAGTTAAATAACCATCATCATGATTGTAAAGTTCTTTATTTCTTTTTAATAAAGGATTTACATCTTGTTGATTATTGATAGTTAATTTACCATCAGACTCTTGGATATATCGAGTCTTTATACCACCATCATATTCTACAGATCTAACTTTTCCCATTATTCTGATAATTCAGTTACGTATAAATTGACAGTTCCTATTACTGCTACTTTTTCGCCAGGCGAAACTTTAAAATATTCAGAAGTTTTAGACTCCATAAAAATTTTAGAAGTAGTAGCTGTTGGATTTACACCAAACTCAATATGACAATCTGCATCTGGAATAATTCTAACATATTCAATGTTAGCGCTAAATGCTGCTGATTGAGCTGATGTACCTGCAGAGTTAACTTTTTGTGTTGAAACAGGTCTCATAGCAATGTGCATAAATTTCTCCTAAGTGTTATGGGGATGTTGCCATCCCCAAATTAATTATCTTCTTATAACGAATGTAACTACAGCTTTTGCAGTTCCAGTTGAAGCACCATCAGTTATCATTTCGATAGCTTGTCCTTCATTAATGTCGTTATTAGCAGTTGGCTCAGATGAATCTACATCACCTGCTGCTGAACCTGAATTAGCAATAGTAATACCACCATTAGTAATTGCAGTTCCACCAATTTCAAAACTTATTCCTGCATCATCTCCAGATATAGCTCCTTGTAAAGCTGTAAAAATTTTAATAATTTTTCCATTGTCTGGTACTGCAACGAATGTTGAAGATGCAGTACTTACGTCTGCGATTGTTGATGTAATAAAGTAATCGTTTAATGTTCTCATGTTATTCCTTAAATGTTCCGACCTTAACCTTCTCTCAGATCTTCATTGTTAGAATCTGCTGGGGGAGCAGATTTATAGGTTACTCCCCCAAACAGTTATATTTATTATGAAGTAGTTAAGTCAGCAATTAAGCCTGACGCACCTTCGTTTCTTGACTCAAGAGTTGCTTCTACTAAAAGCTGTCTCTTTTCAGTATCACCAGTTTTTGCAAGTTCATGCATAGTGAAATCTCTCAAGAACGCAATACCCCAGTAGTTCATATCTAGAACCCAAGCATCTCTATCTCTAGAGAATCTGTTAGGTACTACTTGCAATTGACCGAAGTCAGATGCATATACGTCTACTGATGTGTATAAAGTAGCATCAGCACCTGCATCAAATCTAGTACTGTTACCAGTAAATCCTGATAACTTTTGTTTGTTGAATGGGCCAACCATAATCATAGTTGGATCACCACCAGCATTCCATACTGATTTAATTACAGATTTTAATTGTGCTTCTGTGAAAGCTCTTTGAGTTCCATCAGTTCTAGCAGTATTACCTATACCAGTTCCTGATGCACCATCAGATGCAAAGTCATCATTAGTGATAACCCATGAACCTAATGTACCCATTTTTCTAGCTGTACCAGAACCACCAGTTACTTCAGCAATGTTAGAAGTTACAGTTGCTTCCATATCTCTTTTTAGTTCTTTTGCTTTTTTAGCAATTTGGTAAGCTAATTCAGAAGCTCTACCTGCTTTGTCTACTGCTTCTTGTGTACCAGATATAGTGATAACTTTGTCCATAATTTGAGCAGAGTTAGATAATCTAGTAGTTGCAGTAAGAGCATCTACAGTTGCTTCATCACCTTCGATTACAGCATTGTCTGTAGCAGCTGCTGCTAAAGCATCTGTTTGCCATTCGTGTAAAACTGCAGTAGCTTTTGTTTTTGCTGCTGAGCTAATGAATGGCGTATCTGTTGGAGAGATACTATAGATAACGTCAGAAAGATCTTCTCTTTCACCTACACTATCATAAGTATCAAATGTATTTGTTGGTTGTGCCATTTGTTATTTCCTTTGTTGAGATTTAAGATTAATAATATCAAGCAAAGCACTTTTAGCATCATTCATGCTTCCAGATTTTCTTAGCTTGTTTATTTTGTTTCTTATTACTTCTCGACCTGAACTAACATTTTGCTTAGCAACACCTGATTTAATTACCTTTGGTGCATTAGCTATTTTCTTTTGAACTATAGGTTTCTTATTTTGTAAGGACTTATAATTCATAGCATCTTTAGCTACCATTAGAAATCTATGATCTGCAAGAGTTCCTATTTCTTGATCATTGAATCCATAATCTCGTAATGTATTACGCATATTAAGTTTAAATGTATCAGCTTTATTAGGATCTGCAAACTCAGGTATTCTTTGTGCTGCTAACTCTTTTTGTGTTTCAAGGAAATCATTGTATTGTTTTTGTTGAGCTTCTCTTGCTTTAGCTTTCATATCTTCAATCTTTTCAGATTGTTGACGTAATTGAAATTCTAAACGAGCTGCTGCAACAGGATCTTCATCAAATAATTTTTGAAGATCTTGACCACCTTGTTGTTGTCTGATAAATTCATCAGCAGTAGCAATTGTATCGTTAAGTTCTTTTAGTCTTGTTTCATAAGATTGACGCAAACTATTCTTTTGTTCTTCAAGAGATTTTCTTTCTTGACTTAAAGAATGAGTTTTTTGTCTATAATCTGAGTCTCTAGAATAACCAGCTTTCAGCTCATCAAGGCTAACCTCAATCTCTTGACCATTAACTTTTAATCGGTGGAGATTTGGTTCCTCTAATTCTGTTTGTTGTTCTTCTGTGACTTCAGTATTTTCAGATTCTTGTTCATTAGTTGCTTCAGACTCAGCTTGACTTTCTTGAACTTCCTGTTCCTCAGGTTCAGATTCTGATGGCTCTACTTTTTTAATTTCAGTTTCTTGTTGATCTTGTGGATTCAATAATCCTGAGATTTTTTCAGCAGCACCTTGTAGGTTTTGTTCTGATGACATATCGTTCCTTTCTTGGTTGACGAATTTGAAGTTGCGTTAGCTTAACTTCTTTTATTTAATTGATCTATCTCAGCTTGAGATAGTTTTCCGCTTTCCATGACACTTTGTAAATGACCTCTGATTTTGTCTACAAGATTGTAGGCTACCCAAAGGTATGTACGTTTATCATCTTCAGCGAATTTTGTATTAAAGATTTCTTCTTTGTATATTTCTAAGAGATCTTCAAATGCTTTCTTCAGAAGGGGATCGTTCAGAAGCTGTTCTGCTCTCTTGCCCTCCCTGATCTGTATTTCCTTGTCCATTAAAGAATTGTCCTTGACCTTTCACTATTTCTTTCATTAAATCACCAGACTTATTAAGATCAGCTTGTTCTAGCATTGATCTTCGTTTTAATTCTAGTTCATCAATTTTAGTTCCATATTTTAACTCAAGATCTTTAATTTTCAACTCAAAATCTAATAATTGTTGTCTCATCTGAGCTTCAATACGTTTCATCTCAACGTTATTTTTCATTACAGCTCGTTGGTTTTCACCTTGAACTTGAGCTAATGTAACTTTTT